GTCCCAGTCGCCGTTGAGCTTCCACCAATCGGTGTAGGCGTACAACTGGGCCGAGTACGTCGGGTACGTGCGACCATCATCGCTGACGTACTGGTAGTAGCCCTTCACGAAGTCCACGCCGTCAGCCTTCGCGCGGTGGTACGTGTTCACCACAGGGGTCTGGGCGGTCATCGCGTCAGCGTCATCCCACGTCGCCGTCAGTGTGTAGTTGGTGAAGTTGAGCGTGCCGGTCGCCACCTTGGTGTTGATAACGAGCGTGGTGTCGTTGATAGTGACGAGCTTGATGTCCTCTGCGCCAGCACCGCCAGCGTTGAGGTAGGTCTGCACACCCGTGCCAAGCGTCACCGTGCCAGCCGTGCCGCTGCCACGCTTGAAGACGCGGATAGCGTTGTTCGCACCGTTCTTGCCAATGAGGGCGATGTACCGCTCGTTGTCGTCGCGGTCGATGGCGTGCAGGCGGTAAGGGTCGCCAGCCGTCAGGGACAACACGCGGTCAAGCTCGCTTCCCACCCGCTTGGTCGCGCCGTCGAACGTAGAGAAGTCCACGTTGGCAGCGTCAGACACTTGGTTGGGGAAGCGAGCCATGCCAGGCTGCTGCGTGATGCCAGCATACAGGATGCTGCTGGGAATCGGTACAGCCTTGTTGTCGTCAGACAGGCCCGTGCGTTGGAATTGGCTCATTGCTGGGGTTGCTGCGGGATCATGGGTTCACGACGCGCGCGGGCTGCCGTGCGAGGCGTGACAGGCATGTTCATCATCTCTGCGCGGATGCGGTCGTTGTCACGCTGGCGGGCAATGTCAGGGGCCATGATGCGGACGAAGCGGTCAACCGCAAACGCCAACACAAGGGCTTGCTCACTGCCGCTCAGTTCTTCAAACGGAGCCTCACGCCACACGTCCACGACATACGTGCCAGCGGCGAAGGTATCGCTGCCAGCCTCGTTGTCGTACAGGTGCATGTTGCCGCCAATGGGACGCACGCTGAGTTGACGGTTCTCGATGCCAGCCTTGCCAGCCACCTTGACCACACGTCCGCCAAGGTGAATCGTGCCGCCGCCAGTGTTGAACGACTGGTTGCGGTCGCAGCGGGTGTCAAGACCCTCATTACACACCTGACGGGTGAACAGGTCTAGGTAATACTCAGCCTGCCCTTCCGGTGACGAGCCATACGTCTTGCTGGGCCATGAGCCGCTGCTGTCGAGTGCCGACACACGCGGAATCAGAATTTCCGCGAGCAGCAAGTTCACGCCGTCAATGCGGGAGTGGTTTGATGACATGGGGTGTCCTTACTGCGCGATCTGGAACGTGATGGACGGCGTGACAGCCACGGTCGAGGCACTGACAGCCTCAAGCACAACCGACGCGCCGGGCGCGATGATGATGCCGGGTTCATTCAGGCCAGCCGACAGGTTCAGCTGACCCTCGGGGTAGTTGGTGGGGTACTGCTTCTCAATCAGCACGTCAGCCGCGACGGGGTTCGTGCCCCACGCGCCCGTGACGGCGGTGATAGTGAAGTCGGCAGTCTCGGGTGCGTTGGGGTTGATCTTGCGGGGTGTGACCGTGATGGACGTACCACCGCTGCCAGCAGTGCCGGTCAGACGTGCGATGCGCCACTTGATCTCAGCGGTTGACGCTGCCGAGTGCGTGATGTCCACGTTGCGCAGGCAGAGTTCACGGTTGCTACCAGCCGTGATGACCGCCATTGCCTTGACACCGCTGTTGACTGCGGACGTGTTGACAGCAGCGGTCGTTATAACCGCTGACCAATCGCTTGCCATGTGATGCTCCTGTTATCGTTCTTCGATGGTGATGGGAGGACCAGGATCGAACGTGCCGCCCGCTGCAATGGGGCCGGACGAAGTGGGCGGTGTGCCGTCGATGCTGGACGACACCCAACGCCACCGATTGCTTGGCGTGGGGAAACGTTGTGCGAGATTTCGACGTGCGACAGCGCGCTTTCGGTAAATACGCGCAGGCGGGTCGGGTTGCGGGTCAGGCTGAGGAATGGGTGGGTCTTCGTCACCGGGCAAGTCGCCACCCGGATTGATCTCCTCGCCCGGATTGACAATCTCCTCGTCAGGCGGAGTGGTGTCTTCAGGCGGGCAACACCCTTGTGCAGACACGCTCCGCGCGCCTTCGAGCAATTGCGCGGGGATGTTGTGCTTGCAGGTCACTCGCCAAGCTCCCGAATGGTGTAGTTGTAATTGCGACGCTCACCCAGCACTTGCAGGGCCGTGCTGCTGCCAAGCATGTTGGACTTCTTGATGTCAGACTCAACCTGTTGGGCGCGTGCCCGCCACTGCCGATGCTTCTGCACGACACGCGGCCAACGCTGTGCGTCACGCCGCTGGTCAAGCATCATCATGGCAGCCTCGCCAATGCACCACCACTTGAGATGGATGGGCAGGCATTCGACTGTGAACCGCGTGGTGTAGATGACTTCCACCTCGCCGTCAAACTCGTAGGTGTTCTTGTCCTTGTCGTACAGACGGTTGCCAAGTTGCACAAGGTTGCGATGGGCGTCTTTGCCGTAGGGGAGAATCTGCGTGACGAGCGGTTCATTGGACGCGCTTAGTGGCACGAACACGAAGTTGCTGGCGTTAGGTGTGAGCTTCACCTTCCAGTACGTGTTCATCCCGATGTACGTGCTGAATAGGTCGAATGCGTGCGTCTCGATGTTGCGATGGGCGATTGCCTGACGCGACACACCGTTGGCACCTGCCGGGTCGAGTGCTGACACCGTGGAGTTGTCCACGAGATTCATCACTCGCTGCACCATTTCCAGCATTTCCATTAGGTGTTCACCTCAACGTAGGTTTCCACGTCGGTAGCCGGTGATGCGCCAGCCCGCCACACGTCCACGTACAGGTCGTAGTTGCCAATGTCTTCGATGCGAAGCACGGCGGGCGTGTTGTCAGCGGGCGAGTGGACCAGCGGCGAAGCTGCACCCAGCGTCGTCAGCAGGTTCGTCAGAAAAGCACTTGCCGTGAACGTGATGGTGTCGGCAAAGAAGTCAGTTGAGTTCGCGGGCGACACGATGTTGCCAGCCGTGAACGTGCCAGTGCCCAGACTGATGACGGGGCCGTTGGCAATCTCATTCGAGGCGGGCGACATAATGGCTTGGCGTGCCCACAAGCCGAAGTTGCCAGTCGCATTGTCGGCATTGGCGGCGAACATGATCTGCACGCCACGGCAGCGGAACATCTTGGGCTTCACGCCGCCAATCTGGATGAGCGTTGCGTTTGCAGGTGTCGAGGTCACGACGGGGCCGGTGATGCTTGCGGCAGAACCAGTGAACGTGCCCGTCTGCGGGTAGCGGACGAGGCCCGATGAGTACAGGTCAGATGACATGGAAGCTCCTTAGCGGAATCGACCGCGAACGCGGAAGGTCTGGTTGGGGTTCATGATTTCGTTCCACATGGTCGCGGCCATGTAGTCCGCGCCACTGCCGACCGTGAACGAGTAGTTGGTCGTTGTCGGGCCGGTCAGGTGGATGTTGTCGGGTGTCCAGATGGCGGGCGAGTTCAGTGCGAGTTGATACAAGTCAATGAAGATGCTGCCAATCTCCTGCGCGATGCGATACAAGGCACGGCCACGAGTCTCGTGGTGAGTCGCGGTGTAGCCCGTGCGGAAGTCGTTGACGAGGATGTACGTCGGGCGGGGAAGTGCAGCAGCGTCATACGCAGCGTTCATTGCGTCGATGATCGCGCGGATGTTGTTGTAGTAGTTGGTCTGGTCGCCAGCGTTGAGTTGCGTCTGTTCGGCAGGGTCCGTACCAATCAGCGGGTTCGTTGAGTTTTGGCCTGCACCGCACAGCATCTGGTAATTGGGCGCAAACATCGCGTTTGCCAAGAACCACGCTGCATTGGCCGTCGTGCTGTAGGCATTAGCTCCATCGCCACCCCACTGGCGAACAGTATCGAGTGTGCAATAGCCGCCCACGCCCCACGGCGCGAGACAGAAGCCTGTCGTGCGATTACCAGCCGTGCCTCGGTAGTACGACACGGGACCAACCAGCATCCGCGTGCCAGTCTCAACAACTGCCGTGCCGCCTTCAATAAGGCCGCAACCGGGGTCGTCGGTTCCCGCACCACAGTCCATGTCAGTGAACTGCCAGCCGTCCGCGCCCGCCATAGACACGGATGACGGCGTAGCGACGTTGTTGTACGTCGGGCTTGCGTCAGTTCCAGTCTTGCGATACGACCGGAATCGAACCGTGGTCACACCTCCAGCGTGGCGATACCACGGGATGCGGGCGATGGTCTGCTGTGATGCCCACGGGTTGCCACGCACCGCGCTGCCCCAGCCCGTCAGGAACTGCTGCATGTACGGAGACGCGCTCAATGTCGGAGCATCGCCGCTGAACGGATAGTCCAGAATCTGCGTCGGTGCAATGTCAGCAATCGCCGCACTGTTGGCTTGGTCAGGCCGGAGAATCGCGCGGGCGGCAGCGAAGTTGGTGTTGGAGAAACCACCCGATGCCCAGAACGCAGAGCCGAGGCTTGCCGCGCGGCACAGGATGCCCGACCACGGCACATCCCATGTGCGGATGATGCCATGCCACACGGGGCAGTTGGACGCATCCAGTGCTGTGCGTGAGTCGATGCCAATGCCCAACCGCACGTCGCACGCGGTCGATGCCAGCGCAGCACGAAGCCCCGCCGTGTTGTACGACGTTGGCACTTGAAGTCGGTATGACATTTATTGCTTGTCCTCTACGCGCTCAACGCGCCGATCTACAGCCTTGATCTGTTCTTTGATGGCGGCAATGTCGGCGGTCATGCGGAACTGCATTCCCATAAGTGCCAAGATGCCTGCCGTGAGTAGTGACGTGATGACACCGAACGCCGCTTTTTCAGCGAGGCCAAACGTCACGACCTGTTCACCGTTGTCACCACGCTTCAACGTCATCACTGCACCCCCACGGGCGTAGCCGCTTCGTCCACCGCCTGCTTGAGCCACTGGCCCGTGCGGGTCTTGATGGTCTTTTCTTCCGCCGACAGTTTGATGTCAGCCGCCACGTACTCAGCGTGTTCGGCCACAACCTTGTCCACGGCGGGCTTGATGTTGCTTGCACTGACAGTGCCGCTGACACACCCGCCCAGAGGCAGGCACATGAGCAGACAGATGATGGCTGGTTTGTTCACTTGGTCACCGCCTGTTCCACAACCTTCTTGTCGCTGTACTTGCTCCACAGCACGGAGCCAACGCCGACGACAACAGCCGCCGCGACACCGACAAACGTGTTCGCTTCTTCCTGCGCGATGGTGATGCCGAAGTAGCCGACGCACACGGCAAGGGCGTAGCGGACGGCGGATTCAACCAGAGGTTTCAGAGTTGCGTTCATGTGTTCCTTTCAGGCAAGGGCCACAGCCTCATGCCAATCGACGTTGACGACGAGTTGCCACGTACCAGCCGCGTCCATTGCTGCGGGGTTGCGGATGGCGAGAAGTTGACCGGGCTGGAGAACGACAGGGGCACACTCAGAGGCGTGGAACTCCCACAGTGACTCCGCGTAGTTGCCCGCATTGCCCACATGCACGAGGCTCATGGTGCGGATGGGGTCAGCCTCAAACGTGATGCCGGTGACAGTCAACGCGCCCGTGGTGGCAACACGCATGTCGCCGCCCTGTGCGGTGTTGAACTCGGACAGTGGAGACGTGGTTGACTTGCTGACAGCGGCAGTAATGGCCGTACCACCACCAGCAGCCGCACCGGAGCCACGGAACAGTGCCAGACGACGGCCAGCCGTGATCGGCGTGGTGTACGCCACAATGGTCGTGTATTGCAGGCGGATGCGTTCAATGAAAGCGAGGCGAGCCGATGACGGATCGAGTCGCATGGCGAACACCGATGAGTTAGCGACAAGTGCTGCACCCACCGTGCCCGTGACCGCGCTGACGGCGTAGGTATCGCCGCGAGGAACAAGCGTGGTGCGGAACGAACCAACCTCCACCTTGGCCTGCGTGGAAGTCGCGCCGTTTTCGATGATTGCCATGTGTTATACCACCATCCAGTTGAATCGGAAGAAGCCGACAACAGCACCACTCGAACGCCAGAAGCACCGCACAGTGCGTGAGTTGTCCAAGCCCGTACTCACGATGACAGAATCCATCTCAGCCTCATCTGCAAGCGTGCCCTTGCCCCGATACGGACCAGCGGCTTGCTGCACGATGATGCGACCCGGCGCAGGCGCACCAAAGGTGAACGTGCCGGACGTTCGCGGTGTCGCCCCAAGGTCAATGTCGATGAAGCCGGATGCTGCTCTGCTCATACCAATGCCGCCACAAGCATGTTCACGCCAGCCTTGACGGCAGCGTTGACGGCGCGTTCCTTGCTCTTGGCGAGCCGGATGCGGTTGAGTTCGAGCAGCAACAGCGATTGTGCGTGCAGGTGTTCACGAGCAGCCTTGCGTTTTTCAGCGTCAACAATGGCAGCCACCTTCGCGGCATCAGCCACAACCGTGGATGCCCACTGCTGAATGTCCACTCGCACATGGCCGACGTTCTCGTTGATGATGCCAACGAGTTCGGCCTTGAACGCTTCGATGTTCTTGTTCATGTGTTTTGCGATGCTTTCTTCAAACGAGAGTCGAGCAGCTCATCAATACCGCGACGGTTTGCATCATCTGGCACAACCATGACCGTGAAACCTTCGCCGCGATACTCAACGACCATGCTGTTTTTCACGCCACTAATGGAGCGGCCAAACTCAGACAAGCGGCGAGCCACATTGGAAGACGAAAGTTTGTCCATAAAACCACAACACCGCACTTTCATGCGGCGTGTGGGAGAAAGGGGGGAAGGCTGATTAGCGGCCCAGCAAGTCCCACGTCAGGTAGAGCTTGCCGTTCAGCGTCACCGTGTCGTTGGCAGTGCTGCCAGCGTCGGCGATACCAAAGTTGAGGAACAGGTTGACCGCGCTGGTGCGTGCATCAAGCACAGCGGCAGTCGTGGTAACGCCAGTCAACGCACCACCGCCAGCACCACCACCACCAACACCGCCGACGAAAGCCGTGGCGTTAGTGCTGCCAAGCACGCTGGCTTGGGTGCTGTCAAGGGTGTCGTTGGTCGCTTCGGCTGCCGTACCGATGCTGTATTTGAGCGTGGCAGTATCACCGATACCACCAGCACCGGGCACAGCGGTCATGTTGACGACGACGGCGCGAGCAACCGCATAGGCCGTGGGCAGACTGTAAATCTGCAAAGAGCCATACGAACCGCTCGTGGTCGCGTCAGTCATGCTGACGACGTGGTTGGTGAACGTGATGACGGTCTGGCGGTTGTGGTCCGAACCGGCTTCTTCGACGAGAATCGAAGCGGCGTTGGTGCCGGGCGTGCCGACAAACTGCAAGTCGGGGTGACGTTCCAGTGTGAAAATCGGGGTACTCATGTGGTTGTCTCCTTGTATTACGGGGTGATGTCAACCACACCAGCGACTTCGGGGTGCATCACGTCGATGCCGTAGTGCATTTCTGCCTTGAGCATCATGGTGTTGGTCTTCTCGTCCATTGGGGTCGTGATGCCGCTGATACCAGCAGCCACCGCAACGCCGATGGGGTTCTTGTCACTGACAGCCGCGCCACGGACGGCGATGAATGCAGGCTGGCCGGTCGAAGCCGACGCAGAGCAGTCGAGGCTGTAACGGCTCACCGGGTCCACGTAGTTGGAACGCGGCATGTCGTTGACCTGGATGATCTTGAAGCCAGCGATCTGGCCGACAATGCGTTCGTTGATGCTGTTCTGCGGGTTCCGCTGAACGTCACCATCGAAAATCTTGTCGTCCTGCAAGGCCACGCGGAGTTCGCGCGGACCCATCAGGACGTACGCGCCTTCGCGGGGAATGTCGTCCTCATCGAACAACTGCGCCAGATTCTCAAGGTCAGCGCGGATGTTCTGGGCACCAGTCGCGTTGATGGGGTAGCGAGCGGTGAGGCCACCGCTGACGCTGACACGCTGACCGCCGTTGTGGAAGGTCACGCTGCGACCGTCAACCGTGCGGGTGGATGCAGACGAGCGAGCGGCGGCAACCCAGCGGTGCAAAGCGCGCAGGTGGTACTGACGCTGAATCTTGAACGCAAGCTGCTCAGCCTTGCCGCTGATGTAGTCGAAATCGGCAAGGCGCATGTGTTCCTTGCCCATCTCATACGCGACAGCATCGGGACGGTCGTTGACCGTGATGGTGCCGTCAGCGAAGCCGAACGGAATGCCATTGATGGTGCTGCCAGCGCGGAATGCCTGGACCAGCGATTCATCTTCAAGGTTCTGCCGCATGAAGCGGAAGTCCTTGCCGCCGTTCGTGCTCTTGATCTTCGCGATGCCCATCACATCGCTGAACAGGTAGTTGTTCTTCTGGAAGCCCAGAACAACAGACGAGTCGAACTGCTGACGAAGCAGCAGATCGAACTCCCCAGTTACGCCGGTAAAGGCTTGTGGGTTTGTGGTGGTCATGTTGACTCCAATCCGTGATGTGCTTCACATCGCGCACTGGGTGTCCACTGCGAACGGGCTGCGAGTGCAGGTATCCGTCCAGCGTCGTGGGCCAATCTGAATGTGGTTATGCGGGACAAGCAACACGCCTGTCTACCGCCAGCACTAAAAAAACAAACAGCCCCTTTCGGGGCCGGTTGTCACTTGTTCTTCTTGCTCTTGTCGTCAGGCTCAGCCGTAGCGAGCTTGGCTTTCAGAGCGTCAATCTCGGCACGCAGGGCCGCGTTCTCGTCGCTCGTCTTGTTGACGGCTTCGAGAATTGCCTGGCCTTGCGTCTTGGGCCGACCGACCTGCTGGAACTTGGCAAACGCCTTGTTCATCGCGGTCTTCTCGGCTTCAACGCCAACGTCATCTGCTTCTTCGCGGATAATCACGGCATCGCCCGCGAGCCTGTCAACAATCTCGCAGAACGACTTGTTGAGGCCCATGCCGACGCGAAACGCGAGGTTGTTCTTGTCCAGTTCGATTGCGATGTTTTCGGGAATCTTGAAAGCCATAGGTCATCCTGTGAGCCGCGAGAGGCTGGCGATAGCGTCGCGGTATTCCTTGCTGCCAACCATGCGAAGTGCCTCTGCATCGCCGTTCTTCGCTCGCTGCTTGATTGCCTCAGCATCCTTGATGCTGGTGATGTTTACAGCCGTCACGCTCGTGGTAGGCTGCCCAGCAGTCTTGAGCGTCTTGCCCGTGTCCGCGCCAGACCGCATCGACAGTGTGGCCTTCAACGCCTGCAATCCCACCTTCGCCGTCGCGGGGTTGGTGATGAGGTTGTTGAGTGCCTTGCGTTCGTCGTCATTCAGCAGCGTCGATGCGTCGTTAGCGGCCTTCACGTAGGCATCGCGGCTGCCAAAGACTTCGCCAGCGGCTTCGTTGACCACACTGGCAATCTGCCGCTGTTGGCCTTCGATGGCGGTGGACAAGCCAATCGCCAACGCGCTGGCGGCAATCTTGGGGATGCCCGCCTTCTCCAATGCCTCGATGCTGGCAGGCGACAACTTCTTGTCACGCTGCCACTCACCAATCACGCTGTCAGGCGACAGGCCCGCCTTCTTCAACACGTCCTGATAGTTGTCGAGCGTGATTTCTTCAGGCAACTCCACCTTGGGAGCAGCGGGAATCACGGGCACAGGCTCGGCGGTGGTCTTCGCGCCCAGCTTCTTCTGGAGTTCGACGTAGCCCTTCTCAAGCTCAGCCGCCGACTTGAACTTACCAGCGAGCAGAGTCTCAGCCTTGGGTTCTGCGGCAGGCTGATTGGCTGGCTGTCCGGTCTGTTGTGGTTGTACGTTCGTTGACTGCTGATCGACTTGTGTGTTCGGTTCTGCCATATGTCACTGCGGGGTGTTCGTCACAGCGGAGTTGGTCAACAACTCACCAGCACCAGCCGCGAGTTGCTTAGCCATTTCCGCTTGTGCTTCTTGCTGCGCGCGGGCTTGCTGCACCTGTGCAACTTGCTCAGGGGTCCGCACGATGGGATCGGTGATGTTGAGGTGGCGAGAGATGACTTGCAGCAGGACAGGGAGGTTGATCTCGTCAGGCAGTGGGTTCGCCGCGAGGTCGCGCGCGATGGTCGCGTACTGCACAAGCTGCTGCACCTTCTGCTGGCGAGCGACGGCAGCCGCGCCCGTAAGCAGGTTGATGCGAATCTTCTGCTTGCTCTCTGACGGCATGACCTTGTTGACGTAGTTCTTCTTCTCGGCAATCACCATCAGGCGTTGCATGATGGGGATTTGCAGCATGTCAGCCACGGGCGTGTAGACAAGGCCACGCGCACCTTCGTTTTGGGCGAGCGTGACGTTCTGCACTTCGGCGGCGGTTGTGCGTTCGCTATCACGCACCTGGCCGGGCAGGTAGAGGAAGCGACGTGCAAGCGATTCGCCAAGCTGCTGCCAGACGCGGTTCATCACCTCGGCAGACGCGAGGCTCACAGGCCCCCACGCCGCTGCATCTTGCAGCACGCCTTGACTCACACGCGCGCCACGCACGATGCTGCCAGCGGGCTTCATCAGGTCGTCGTCACGGATGAGACTGTCATCGGCAACGAACACTTTGACGTTTACCGCCAAGCCAGCATGTTCGAGTTGGCACTTGCTCAGGCCGTTGTAGGAATTGAGGTCAGCAATGGTTTCTTCAACCGGGCCGCGACCGTAACTCTCGCCGGGAATTAGGGCGTAGGGCACAAAGAAGTACGAACAAACGTCTTCTTCCTTTTCGGCAACCTCAACGCCAAGCACTTCCTGCCTGATTGACCACTTCTTCGTTGACTGCACCCACTCCACCTTGGTGTAGATGTCCACCATGCGGCGGTCGTAGTCAACGTCCTGTGGGTTCTTGCCGTCGTTGGCCTTCTTCCACTCGTCGATAGCAGCCTGCGGTGCCTCGGCAATGTCGATGTTCTCACGCACGATGCCGCACAGCAAGTCGCCATACGAATCACGCATCGCCACGTAGTTGTCGCGGCGGAACACAGTGACACGCACATCGTCGTCAAGACGGAAAGCGGTATCACCCGTGATACCGAGTTGCCGGATAGCCGCCTGCATCTGCGAGCGGAAGCCTTGCGGACGGCGGTTGTCGCTCGGGCGCAAGGCCGCTTCATCCAGCATTGCGTGCAGAATGGATTGCAGGACGAACAGACCACGCTCGGTCACGTCGCGTTCTTCCTGCGTCATCTTCGCCATTTCGGCGCGTGATGCTTCCAAGGCGGCGAAGGGGATAACAGACGGGAACACGGACGACACCACAGTGCCAGTCCAGTTGTTCACGAGGTCACCACCAAGCGACTGCCATGTATCAGGCAGCGGCGTATCAGCGGTGTGGCCGTCAGGCGGGAGGACGTGCGGTAGCGTCAGGGCTGCGCAGCGGCGTGCCGTCGTGAGGGATTCCTGCCGCTTGCCGTCAAGCCGCATGAACATCTGCTTGATTGTCATTGGATTGGGGGAGGCACGTACAGACCGCTTCCGGTGGTCCTGGGGCCACCAGATTGGTTGGGCACGATCAGCGAAGATTGGTCGCGAAGTGTTGCAATGCGGCGAAGTTCTCGCTCACGTCGCGCGCTTTCCACGGGGTCAAGTTTGGTCGGATCGGTAGATTTGGGGGGCGTGGGAGTTGCGTCTGCGCCGTTGTTTTGAGCCTGTATAACGACACCAGCCGTTGTGCCTGCCGCTGCGATTGCAAGCGGAATCCACTCAAG